TTGGGAAGTAGCACTTTCTGCTGGTAAGGATAAGAAGGAAACTTGGACCAGACTTATTACTGAAGGTAAGCTTGGTGGAAAGGCAACTCTTATGAACCTCAGAAACATGATGCAGGCTAGCGTTGATAGAAAGGTTATCAATGAAGGACTTATGAACCTTAACGGTACTATGCTTCTTCCTCTTGACTTCCTTAAGGCTGCAAGATATGCTCCTGAGTTCAGTACTCAGATTTCTGATGCAATGATTGAGTCTTACAAGAACCTTCCTAAGCTTCCTGGCCGTACTCTATTTATCGTAGACGTATCTGGTTCTATGGGTAGTCTTACCTCTTCTGGTTCTAACTTCAGTAGACTTGATGAGGCTTGTGCAATGGCTATGCTTGCAGCTAACCAGTGTGAAGACTTCGAACTTGTTGCTACTGCTGGTAACGACGGTACCAGAATTCAGGCTTCTGAGTGGATTAAGTATCCTAAGAAAGGCTTTGACCTTGCAAAGCAGATTACTGCTACAAGCAACAACATTGGTTGGGGTGGTATTTTCACTCGTCAGTGCCTTAATTGGTGCAAGGATAACAAGGCACTTTATGGAAAGGGATTTGACAGAGTAATCATCTTCTCTGACTCTCAGGACTGTGATAACTCTCGTGCTCTTCCTGAACCTTTCGGAAAGTACAACTACATTTGCGATATTTCTGCTCACACCAAGGGTGTAAATTATCGCGGTGTATGGACAGCTGAAATCAGCGGTTGGAGTGAGCACTTCCTTACTTACATCGCAGCATACGAAGGTATTGAAAATACTTTTGAGGATCTTAACTAATTGGATTGGAGAACTAATGTTCTCCAATCCTTTTTAAATTTTTTAATTATGAATAAAGCAGACATTGAAAACATTAATAATGAATTGAAGAAGCGTCGTGCTTCCAATTATAAATGGAATGAAAAAGGAGATTTAACAAAAGATGAGGTTATGCTCCGTACCACTAAAGAATTACAGCAACTTATTGATGATTTTAAAAATAATGAAACAAAGACAGCTGCTGATAAAGTTAAAAAAATAGTTGATGAATTATTTGCTAAATATGGCGAGGAAGGTGATAATATGATTGTATTCAGCGCAGCATATGTTCCTGAACGTACAACATATGAATGTGATGAACCACTTGCCAATATTAATTTTAATTGGACAGAATATAATAAACTTTATCTTCCTATTTGTCGTAATTGGGAATGCGCAAGTTATTGGGACCGTAAGGACAGAGATTCAAAGGAACTTGCAGAATGGGATAAGAAATGGGAAGAATATTATAATGATATTGAACGCCTGAAAAAAGAAATTTATAAGATTAAAGAAATTGTTCCGGCGGAAGAACTTTGGGAAGATGACAATGATGCTCTTAATGAATTATGGTATGGCGTCGTTGGTATTATGAAAGATTATAAAGTAGTATCATTTGTTATTCGTGATGATGGTATGCTATGTGATGAGGATAGCTATCAGTCTTTTAACAATAGTATTGATTACGAACTTTAATATAGCCCCCGCGATTGGGTTCTTAAATCGCATTCATAATGTTTGTTTTGTTTTACAACAAATGCAGCACGATGAGATATCGTGCTGCATTTACTTTTTATATATAATGTATTATATGTATCTTTTAATTTTTTCCTTTATACATTTTTGCTCTTTACTTGAAAGGTTTATAGTATATTTATCTTTCATTTCATTATCTTGAGTTAATAAATAAATACCAGATATTGTATTTGTGCCTTTAGCAAAATCATAAAGAACTCCTTTTCTTGATAATACATAATGATTACCGTACATTTCGCCATTATCTCCAGAATCATTTAATTTCTTAACAGCTATTGGAGAATAATCAATACTACAATCATACATAGAATCAAAAACATTTGGAAACTGTTTAATTATACTTCTACATGTTTTTTCACAATTTCCAAATTTCTGTTTATCTATACATTCTTCCCAATTAGATACTTTTGCTTTCTTAATTAAAAAATTCTTAATAGCATCTATATCTAATGAATTTAATGTAGATTCAATTATATATTCATTTAATGCTTTCATTAATTCTCTTTCTTTACAATTGTTTCAATGGCAGGACCAGTTATTACTAATTAATCATTGAATAAAGATTTTAAATTTGGTCTTTGATATTCATCTTTTTGTTTAGGAAATACTCCTTCTTCATTAATAGTCATTATACAATATGAAGGATACATATTTAGCCAACCACTTTCTGAATAATATTTTTTACCATTATATGCAAAACAATGTCCCCAAAGTGCACCTTCAAATTCTCCAATACCTAATTCTTTTACATCTGGCCAATTATTTGGATTAGGATTAATATCCATGCTTTCATTAATAAATGTTATAATGTCTTTCATTAATTTTCATTAATAATTTTTTTAGCAGATTCATAAAAATCTGATATGTCAATTTCTTTTCCGAAAGAAAAATCACTATCTTTAAGTTGTCCAGTTAAAACATTTGCAATAAATGAAGAACTATCTGCGTGAGCAGGGGCATTAGGATCATCTAAATCTCTAGTAAGTTCATCCTGAAGTTCGTCTTCATCTAATCCCTTATAATCATTCATATTAATATTTATCTTAAGAATATCAAGATACTTTTCAATTAATTCTTTTATAGTATCTGCATGTCCAACAATATCTTTTTCAGGATTAAAAGATTCAAAATCATCTGGAGCTGTACATATTCCCATTAACATATCTATTGTTTCAGCGCAATGAAGTATTTTTCCTCTATAGTAATCTTTAAAAATACAATACTTAGCGCTTGGTATTTCAAATGTTCTCCAAACCTCATCCTTCATTTTACCACTATCATAATCATATTTAGGCATCTTAACAGTAATTGTATCTCCTGATAATTCACTATCTTTTGTTAAGTGTAGTTTTTCTTTTATAATATAATCTCTTAAACTTTTCATAAGTTAATTAAATGATTTTTTGAACCAAGATTTCATATCATCAAAATCTTTATCTTCAATTTTATAAATATAATCAACATCATCCTCTTTCCAATCCCCAATTGCTACTCTTGCAAAGAATTCTGAACTATCAGCTGTTCCTTCACGTACATCATCAATTAATTCAAAAGCTTCTTCATAATTTTTACAATTAAATGCTTTCATAGGTAAATTTAACTTATTAAAGTACCATTTAATTATTTCGTCTAAATCATCTGATGCGTAATAAATTTTCTTTTCAGGATCCCAATCTTCATAATCTCCTTGGAAATATATAAATTCCCCAATCATATCTCCTAATCCAGCAAAATGCATTAAATTACCTCTGTAAGTATCACAATATACTACAAATTTCTTTTTAGGAATTTCTAAAGTTTTCCATGTATCATTTATATCTGTAATTTCTCCTTCTTCAGATTTTGGAATTTCAATTTTTACTTTTTCATCAATATGAAAATCTTTATTAAGATGAAGTTTTTCTTGTATTAAATAATCATATAATGATTTCATAAATATATTAATTGATTTAATTATTCTGGAAAATATGATGAACCAAAATTATTTTGTTCTACAAAATGAGGCCAATTTAATAAATCTTCTTCATCAATATTTAAATAATCTAATTCTGATTCTGGCCAATCTCCTAATTTAACATTAGCAAAGAATTCAGCAGAATCATAACAAGGTTTTTTATTCTTATCCCAATATTCTTCAACATAACTTACTATACCGCCAAATTCTTTCATTTTTAATATAGCTTTCAATCCTAATTTATTAACATACCAATTAAATGCTTCTTTTAAGTTATCTGATTGATATAATATATACTTTTCATCTGTAGGATCAAAATCTTCCCAATCATTTTGAAATATTACTAACTGTATTAAAAAATCTCCTAATTCTCCGAAATGTAATAAATTAGAATGATATGCATCTGCATAAATTATCCATTTTTTAAAAGTATCTAATGGGAATACTTTCCAAATTTTACCTGATAATTCTGTATTGTCATTAATTGCTTCAGGAATTTTTATTTCTTCATTAACTTTTATCTTATTATTTAAATGAAGTTTTTCCTGAATTAAATAATCATGTAATGATTTCATTAATGTACTATATTAAATTTATATATAAAAATAACAATGAGTAATCATATATTTGTTGAAACAGAACCAATATCTGCAAAAATTGCTCCTAAAATTCAACAAGAAATAATTGATAAAATACTTCAAAGATTTCCTGAACTTGGTATATTACCAATAGGTTCAGTTGGAAAAAAGAAAGATGATGATTTCAATGGAGATATTGATATAGCTATTCTTTGTAATAATATTGATGAATTACAATGGATGGTTAAAGAAGTATTTGGTTATTTAGATTCATATACAATTGAATCATATTATATCATTTCAATAAAATATCCCTATGAATATGAAGGAATGAAAAAATATGTTCAATGTGATTTTATGATAATGTGGGATAAAGAATATACTGCTTTTAGATATTACTGTCCAGATTATAGAAAAGATGAATCTCATTATAAAGTAGGAGCAAAGATAATGTTTGCTAATATGGTTCTTAATCATTGTTTAGAAAAGAATCAAAATTTACCTGAAGGACAATTAGGAAAATTTGATTTTCGTCCTACTGCATTATATAGATGGGTTTATGATATAAAGAATTTATTATATAAAGAAGAATATGTAACTTCAAATCCTAAAGAAATTGCAAGTTATGCATTTAAAGATTCTGATGTAAATCATTTTAATTCTGTAGAAACATTATGGGCTGCTGTTCATGATTCTGATGTGTTCAAATATATTGAACAGACACCAATTATTGAACAGAACTTCTTTAGAAACTGTTTTAGAAAAGGTTGGACAAGTATTATTCCAGAGAATTTTAAATTAGAATATAATACAAATGAAGAAATTTGGAAAATAATAAATAAACAACAATTAATAAATAAAATAAATGAATTAGGACAACAAGGAAAAGAAATATAAAAGGGGCTTATTTAAAGCCCCTTAATTTCATCATTAGAGATGTTTTGAACCATCTAGATGAACATTAAATATTGATTATATATAGTAATATTATCTCATCCAAGAATCTTGATATCTAAAGCCATTATTAAAGGAAGAAATTATATCTTCCATTTTCTTTAATCTAAAATCTACTAATGTAAATCTATTAGTAAATTCAGCAGGATTATTTTTTAATTCAATAATATCTTTTCTTAAATCCGCTATTTCTTTATATAACTCTGTAACTCCTTCAGCACTTTTATTTATACTGTCATTTCTCTTTTTAATTTCTAAAAATGCCCATATACAACAGCCTGAAGATATTACACTCATTAATAATATGATAATTAATAATGTTATCATTTCTGAAGAAGTTCCTTTATTTTTTTCTGTTTATCCTGTTTTTCCTTTTCACGTTGTTGTTCTTTCTTAAGTTCTTCTTTTATTCTTTTTCTTTCAAGTTCAGCTTCCTTCTCTTTCTCTATTCTATCTCTTTCTTCTACTGCTTTCTGTATTTTCTTTTTATTGAATAATCTATAAAAGAACTTTCCTAAAGGAGTAGGTTCAACTTCCATTAAAATATAATTTCTTGGGCATTCAATAATATCATCTAATCTTTTATTTAGATTTTCTACTTGTTTTTCAATGTTATCAAATCTCTTATTTATTTTTTCAATCTCATCATTAAGAGATGTTTGTACTAAATTAGTATTTAAAGTTATTTCTGCAATATTAGATTTAAGAGATGTAAAATAAGAATAAGAATAAAGATTACTTTTTTCTACATCAGATGATATTGTAGACATCTTTGTATTAATTGTATCACAAGAGCTAATACAATCATCTACTTTTTCTATTTTTCCATAAAGATATGAGAATGCAACAGATGCAGACTTTGACGTCTTTGTTACACTATTTTCTAACTTAGTGATACGGTCATTGATATCACTAACAATTTTTAATGAATCCATAATTTAACTTCTATATATAATCTAAATAAAAATAAAAAATGTCAATCATATAATTGACATTTTTCATAGAAAATTATAAAAATTTTTATTCTGGAAGATCATCCCAAATTGTTAAATCATCAGATTGTTTCTTTTCTTCCTTCTTATTCTTTCGTTCTAATTCTTTAATATTATCTTCCTTAATTTGCTCCATAAGTGGAATACTTTGAGTATTTCTCTGCTTACGAAGGAATCGTTCATTAGAATTATCTTGTTTTGAATACTTATCATATTCAAATCCTGTATGAATAATCTCTGGAATATCCTTCTTAATATCATCAAGTTTAAGTTTACCAGTATGAACGAAATCTTCAAGTTTAGAATAATCCTCTTCCTCAATCTTCTTTTTCATTTCATCTTCCAAAACCTGAATAAAGAATTCATGTGTATTTTCATTACCATAAATGTTCTTAAGAACATCCTTTCTTTGCCATCTTAATTCAAAAGGAGCTATTGTTACTTTACCTTGAATAGGACGACCTTGAATAATGATTACTTTCCAAAGTTCTTGAACTAATCTAAAGATTTCATTAATATATTCATCATCATCAACAACAAGACCTTCAATTGAGTTTGCATATTTAGTTGAATATTCAGCTTGCCAATTAAGTATATCAGTTGGCGTTACTGAAGGATGTTCTGTTGCAAATCTATGTGCATCAACAACAAATTTAAGAATAGGAAAATCAAGTTTCTTTTTTTGTTTGTTATATTCAATATTTACGAACTTACGAATTCTCTCAAGTTTTGTATAATTTAATCTATTGCTCTTTTTATCAATGCAAAAATCATATATCTCCTTAATTGTATCAATCGTATAGAATCTATATAATGAAGTTACAATTGGAACATTTTTTTCAAGAACTTCAAGACTTTCAGCATACAATTCATTTTCACCTCTAACCTCTTTATATTCATCATCCTTGAATAATGATACATTACCTTTTTGTATTTCTCTATAAAGATCAATATTATCATCAGTTATATGAGACAAGAACTTACGAACCTTTAATGTATTTTCATCCCAACGACGATGTTTTACTTCAGCTCTTGTTGCATCAAGTTCTTGTCTATTATCTTCAGGTATGATTCTTTCAAGTGTTATAGTATTTAACTTATATCCATAATATTGCATACCACATTTGATTACATTTAGTTGTTTTGCATAATCAGTATATCTTTCTTCAAATAATCTTAACTTATACGCAGTTTCATCAATATAATATTTACAATCTACTTCATCATATTTTAAGAACTTGTTTGCTGTTAACATTGAAAGAATAAGTGGATTATACTTTGATTCATCAAGGTTTCTTTCAATCATATCATTTGCAGTTCTAACCAAGTCTCTTGCAAATATGATTTCCTTTTCATCAAGTCTTAAATCCAATCCTTTTGTTGCATCCCAATCAATTAATGTACCCTTATAACTTCTTGGTAAGAACATTTTAACATACAAATCATTTCTTCTTAAACGATTAGCATACTGTTCAATATCTTGTGCAATAATTACATCATCAAAATATACATGAAATCTTTTACTGTCACATATATCAACACCTACTGAAAGATATGTTGTACATCCTATGATATCATTATTTCCAATTGATTTATTCTTATTGATATTATCCATTGAATCATCACCATAATTACTCTTCTTATAATAAAAAGTCTGCATCTGACGATTAAAATCAGGGAATTCATCATTAACATTTTTAAATAGAATATCTTGTACAATAGATGTTATTTGTTCAAAATAAGTTGTTCCTCTATTAGTTGGCCAAAGAATCTTTATGTTATTATAAACATCCTTAGCCATAGAATATGCCATTTCATAAAGTTGTTCATATTCAGTTGGACACATATATGTTGCAAATTCCTTTATTCTTGTTTCTTCCTTTCTTACTTTAATATGAGTAATGTTTGGAAAGAATAATGTTTCAGCTGTTGGTGTTCCTGTCATCATAATTACTTTTGCTTTACAGTTTGCTAATCTTTGAATAGTTGGAGACATAACGTCACGATATGAACTTGTAAATAATAGATGACTTTCATCAACAACAATATATTCAAAATCAGCAGCATCAATTTCCATTAAGTTAAGATGACTGAATTTATCAATAGTCATTGACATAGATTGATTACTTTTACAAAGTTCATCAAGAGTTGGTTTCTTACTTCCATAATAGTATAACCAATCAGATGTTGTTTCATCAAGTTCAATCTTTGATTTAATAATTGATGTAAAAGGTAATATAAGTAAAACTTTACTCTTAAAGGCTTTAATCATTTCAGTTTTACCATAACCTGCACCTGCTTCAAGAAGAGTAATCTTTGATAAGTTTCCAAGAATCTGTTCTTTAATATCGCTAAGATATTGATCTTTAGTTATGAATAAATTAATCTTCTTAGTATTTTCATTCAAGATTCTAATAGGATCATTATCATTTGATGTTTCATTAATAGTTTTATCTATTTCTTCAACATTCTTTTTAAATTCATCAATGTCTTCTTTTATTTCAATACTGAAACCATGCTTATCATTTAATTCTTTAATAGCCCATTTTGAAATTGGCTTCTTATGAATATAAGCAGTACGAACGTCACCTTTTAATTCTCGTTTATCTGTTCCAGAACATATTTCCATCATTATAGACAATGCTTTATCTTGTCCATATAATGCTGTTAATGTATTAGCTAATTGCCAACGTTGATTGTGCTTATAGTGAATAGGACCTTTTTCTTTTTTATAATCTCTATTATCAAGATTCTCAATATTTTCAATATCAATGTTATTTTCTTTATTAAATGTATCATTATCAAACCATTCCAACTTTGCAAATATTTGCTTTAAATCAGGATGTGTTATCCAATTGATAGATTCAATACCAGTATCAATTGCTGCTTCAAATGTTGCGTCAAGTCTAAGATCACGAAAACCTGTATTCATATATGCATTATCAGAAGCAATAAAGATACCTTGCTGTGGTTTACCCATAGCATTATCAAGATAAGATATTATATCATCTTTACTATATCCGAACTTATCAGCCCATTTAAGTAATATGATATAAATATAAGAATATTTTTGACGGAAATTACATCTAAATTCAATTCTTCTTGAATTTAACTCTCTTGAGATTGGAGTAATTTTTGTCCAAACGTGTAATGATTTTTTAGATGATGATAAACATACACCTAAAAACCATTGAAACTTTTTAAGTTCATCAAATAAAATTGGTTTAAGACCATTTGCTATTCTATCATCCTTAATATCAATATCAATTATCTGTAGACCGTTCCACATATTATATGCTTGGTCTCCAATAGGACGGTGTGAATCTGCAGTTGAGAAAATAACCTTACGATTCTTTTTATCAACATTTGCATAATCCTTGTTATGCATTAAAGCAAATATATCATACCAGTTTACTACTATACCTTCAGTGTACCAAATTTTATCTGTTACAAGAGTTTCAATAAGTTGTAATTGGTCGTTTACGAATTGTCTTTGTTCTTCAAGTGGACATAAATCAAATCTAGCATTAGAATATATAATATTGTTAGTAATTAACTTATCATTTAATTTTTGAAAATCTTCAGACATATATCTAAAGTCATCAAGAATGTCAGATAAAGACTTGTTTTTCTCATTCTTAAATGTTTCATTTAATCTCTTTAGATATTTCCCAACAGTATATGAAGAATTTGAAAATTCACTCATTTACATCCCTTCAAATATTTTTTTCTTGTATATATATAATAGAAATTTTCTCATACAAAATTTCTAAAAATCCTATATCCAACATTAAATAATTATTTTTAATAAATTAAATATGCAGATATAAGATATGTCAGAATATTGTAATACAACTGTGGAAACTCCCGAAGTAAATAAGCCTGAAATATCAATGGAGGACTTCTTAAAAAGAAAACAACAAATAGAAGACCAAATTGATTATAATTTCATTCAAAGAATTATTCAGGAGCTTACACAAAGTTGTGCATTAAATATACCTATTCCTGCGTCTGCTATTCCTCCACTCATTTTACAGGCTGCACAATATTTCTGGCAAAATGATGACCAAGCTTGTCAGCATAAATGGTTCTGTGTACCAAATAATCAGATAACTAAGTGTGGTCCTAATAATATAGTAAAGTTGCCTCCACAGATTTTATCTGTTGTAGGTGTATATAAGACCAATCCAAGTTTTAATTATGGGGTTATGGGAGATTTCTCATTAGAGAGAATGATTCTTAATAATTCAGCTTTAGCATCAGGAATAGGGGGTTCATTATCTGATGTATTTGGTTCTGGAACTGGTTATAATCTTACTGATGTAATGGCTGCTCTTTATGAAGTAGATACTTATAAATATATGTTTGATTCTCCACTTACATATGATTATAATGAATTCAGTAATGATTTAGTAATACAAGGTGCTCTTAGTGGTGGAGATTTAATTCTTGATGTATTTCAAAGATTAAAACTTCAAGATTTATATAAGAACTATTATTTCTTTAGATATTGTGTATGTCTTGGACTTAGAAGCATGGCTACTATAATGGGTACATTTGAATTTAAACTTCCAGGAGGAGTTACACTTAATTATCAAGTATGGAGAGATATGGCTTCCGAAGAAATGCAACAGATTGATGAATGGATTAAATCTAATCATGCTGTAGGATATTTTTATAATACAAACGGAATTTAATTGCTAGAAAAAAATTTTTAATTAATATATATGAAAACAATATTAGAATATCAAAATGAATATTGGTATAAGCAAACATTAATCAATGAAGCATTTTCATCAAAAATTCTTCAAGAAATCAGAGATCAAATTAATGATATAATGGAAGCAAACCATAAATATAATGCTGAAAATAAATGGAGTTCAAAGGCTACAAATTTAACATTTAAATCTGTATTTTCTAATAAATGGGTTAAATGGTCTGAAATAAAAGATGAAGACTTTACAGAATATGATAAATTTTCTCCTGAAGGTGAAAAAATAATTAAACAAATTACATCTAATCGTAGTAATTCGTTTTCAGCAATTGTTATTTTACTTAATGAGGGTGAAGATGCTCCTAAATATAAAGGGATGATATTCTGTGAAGCAGGTAGTAACTGGTATATTAGTTTTTTATGTGATAGATATGGATTTGACGACACTAATTTTAAAACTGGAGAAGCCCCATCATATTTTACTAAAAAGTTTTTAGTTATTCCTTTAAAAGATTTAGATTCTTGGAAAAAACACAGTGAAAGAGCAGCTGCAATGAGTGGTTCATTTAATCCATTAAATAATGCTACAATTAGAGAAAATGAATATAAAAGATTAGCAGAACAAAATAGAGAAAGATATAAAAAGTATGTTGCTAAAGTAAGAGCTGAAAAGGATGCTGATGATGGAATGGGAGAAAAGGTTAATGAATATGTAGAAAAGATAATGGAAATTACTATTAAGATTTCTAAAGAACCTACTAAGTATATTAAACATGAAAGTGAAGTAGCATATCTTATTGATTTACTTAGAGATAAGAGAACTTGGGTATCTGCTACAAGACATAATAATGGTGGATATTATTCTGGAACTGATGGATTACTTACTGTTTATAAAGCATACATTAAAGGTAAATTAGCTAATGTTAAGGGTGATTCTTATTCATTCCAAAGAGAAGAATATAATAATGCTAAAGCTGCACTTAAGGAAATCTTCAAAACAATTGATACAAAGATTGAAAAATTTAATGAAGCTGCATAATGGATATTAAGAATAGAGGAAATAAAAGAAAAGAAAATTTACAAGATTTCAATGTCACGGAAGAGATTGAAAAATATGACTATGCTTCTGAAGGTATTTTAAATAAAACATTACCTAAGATTCTTTTCAAAGGAAACGCTATTCTTGTTACATTTTTGCAATTAATTGATTTAAGAATTATAATGCTATTGAAATACATAGACAAACTAAAAAGATTTAAGTGGATAACTTGGTATTAATTCTT